TGGTCAAAGGGGACGGCTGGCTCTGTGCCAGACCGTCCCCTCGGCCCTCGGCCTCACGGTCGAGGAGCATTGCGTTAGCCCCTCGCGCCGGTGGCGGTGGCCGGCGTCTGGTCGGCGTCGAAGGCCACGACTCCGGTGCCGCGACGGATGAGCGATCCCGTCACGGTGGAGTTGCCCGTCACGGTCACGCGCACCTGGAGGAACCGCTTGGCACCGAGGCCCTGCAGGTCCACCGCCGTCTGGGAGCGCGCGAAGGTGGGGGACGCCACGGTGGTCGTGGCGCCGGCCTTCGTGACGGTCACCGTGTTGAGTGTGGCGAGTGTCGCGTAGGTCCCGCCCGACGCCGAACAGTGACGCAGGAGGCCGCCGACCGCCCACGACTGGCCGGACGCCAGACCGTAGGTGAAGGGGATCACCACGACCGCCGAGTTCGGCCGGCGCTTGAGCGCCACCTTCGTCTCCGCCCCCGTGGCGAGAGGGTTGCGCATGGTGTCGATCGTCACGCCAGTGGTGGTGACGATCAGGCCGGCGCCAGCGGACAGCGAGCCGGCATTGATCTGCGTCGCGCCTTCGATCGCGGGTACCACGTTGACGAAGTGCCCGAGGTTCCTGAGCTGGGCCGGATTCATGTCTTCTTCTCCTTCAAGCTGGGGGCCCGTAGGCCCCCGTCTCATTCGCCTCGTTACGCGATGGTCTCGTTGTAGATGACCGACGCACCCACGTCGTGACGGAGAGCGAAGTCGTGCTCACGCAGCACGCGCAGGACGCTCTCGTCGGTCGAGATGCCGGACACCACGACGCTGCCGTCGTAGTAGGTGCCGTTCTGGAAGAAGTCGACCTGGACGTTCAGCGACTCGCCGATCACGCAGGAGGGCGAGTGCACGAAGTACAGGAAGCTCCCGGCGCCGGAGCCGTCCGGAACACCGCCGGACGTGCCGGTGTTGGGCACCTGGTTGGTGACGCGGAACTGGTAGCCCATGAGGCGACCGCGCCGCATCTCCTCGGCGAACACGTAGTCACCGGTCGTGGTGGTCAGGTTGTAGATGCCCCAGTACGTGCGGGGCGACATGATGAAGTACCCGTTCTCCGGGGTGAGGGGGACATTGCCCTCCTGGAGCTTGCGGATCGCCTGGGCGAGGTCGGTCTGGGTGTTCGCCAGCGAGGTGCCGGCGGACGCGAACTTGTTGCCCGCGGCCACCCAGTTGAGGATCCCGACTGGGGTGTTGCTCTGGCCGTCGCCCTGGAGGAACGCGAGGTCCTCGCGGAGCGCCGAGACGAGCAGCAGGTCGTCGCGCACGAAGGCGTCCGCCTCCGGGCCGGCGAAGCGGAGCAGGTCGTTGCTGATGACCGTGAGGGCCGCGAGCTTCTTCCAGACCATCTGCAACACGCTGGTGGCCTGATCGCTCTTCGTGATGTTGATCGCCTCACCGACGTAGTAGGCGGTGCCGGCCGCGGTCTGCTTCCGGATGCCGAGGGCACCGACGGGCATCGGCATCGTCCGGATGCCGGCGAGCCCGCGAATGACCGTCTGATTCCGCAGGAGCTCGATCCACTCGCGGGACCACTCGGGAATAATGATGTTGCCGGCCGCCGCGGCGTTGCCCGCCGTCAGGTTCTTGAGCTTGACCGTGCCCTCGAGCCCCTTCAGGACGGGATCGTCCGCGCCCCAGGCGCGCTTGACCTCGAAGATGGCGCGCTCGGGATCGCCCTTGCCCAGGAACATTGCGCGCGCCTGCCTGGCGAACATGAGGCCCTTCTCTTCGGGCTTCTTCTCGCGCTGTTCGCCGCGCTTCTGGATCTCCAGCATCTCGGCCATCAGGCCCTGCTGCTTCTCCGTCAGCGGCTTCAGCGACTCGGTGAGCTTGTCGCCCAGGGCCTTTTCGGCAACCTGCGTGAGCAGGGCGTCGAGCTCGGCCTTCGTGAGGTTGACGGGCGCTCCCGGCGGGGGCGGAGGAACGACGACCTGCGTACTCATGCGTTTGCTCCTTGGCCGGAAGTACCGGCGGTCATGGCCTTCTGCAGGGCGGCTTCGAACCCTGCCGCCAGCTCCTGGAACGTCACGACGTCTTCGAGTGGTGCCGGCGGTGCCGGCTGGTCGGGCGCCTTTTCGACGGGGGCGGTCACGACCTTTTCGGGTTCGGGCTCGGGCTCGTCGTCCATGGCCTCGGCCATCTGGTCGACGAGCTCCTGGAGGTGCGCGTTCGCCTTCGTGCACATGTCGTAGGCGTCGCGGATGCGCTTCTCGTTGGCCGCACTGAAGCGGCGGCCGGACTTGGTGATGGGCTCGGGGGCGCCGACCGGCGACTCTTCGGCCGCCTCGGCCGTCTCGTGTTCGGGCGTGGTCGCCGCACCGAATTCCTTTGTGACGCTCTTCGCGAGTGCGATAGCCTGCTCGAGGGGGGCCAGGTCCACGCCCGCGGACAGCGCGCCAGCAACGCCCTTGGCCGCGTCCATCAGCGCCTCGGGGTTGCACGGGACGGGAACGACTGAGAACTCGAGCAGCTCCTGCTCAATGAAGTCCATCGCCCAGCCCGGCCGCTCCTCGTTGTGGACCGACTTGAGTGGCCGGAAGCCGACGCTCGTGGCGCGGAGGAAGCCGGCCTTGAGCATTTCATAGACGGTGTCGGCCAGCGGGTAGAGGCCCTTCTCGGGGAACTCGGCGGTCGCCTTGAGAGCGCCGGCCTCCTTCACGAGGGAGATGGCCTTCGCGACTGGGAGCTGGTCGTACCGATGCGCGAACAGGACGACGGGGTTCTTGAGGTAGTTGTCGAGCTTCCAGCCGTCGACGGCGATCGTATCGCCCTGGCGGTCCACGGCGCCGGTGCTGATCGTGAAGGTGATCCGGCGGGAGTCCTTGACGGCCTTCACCTGATCGGCGATGAAGGCCTTGCGCAGATCAACGTCGGGCGCCTCGCCAGCGGCGGCCCGCTCGCGCCAAGCGTCGACGTCCATCACCACGCGCGTACTCACGCGACGATGATGTAGACTTAAGTACTGTCTAGTCTATATGTTAGGTCTAATTGTTGACAGTGTTGACAACAATCAACACTGTTGACGCCGGGAGTCCTGGAATCTGTAGGATTCTGGCGATGCGTTCGGCCTCCGCGACGGGGATCCGACGGTCTCCGCCATCGACCAGGCGCACCGTCTTGATCTGGTCGGCCTCGATCCACTTGTACACCTGGTAGCGCGAATACCCGATGTAGCGCGCGAGTTCGCCGATTCGGAGGGGCGCGCCCTGCTTCAATCGCTCAGCAAAGCTCATGTCCGCGCCCGTCTCCGCCCGTTGGCGGTAACCTTCTCGTTGAGGTCCAGGCAGTCCTTGAGCGGGACCCCGGCCTCCGGACGAAAGGTGAGGTGGGCCTGCAGGGTTCCGCCGCCATCCAGGTACAGCACCGTGACCATCGGCACGCCGCGCGAGTCGTCCGGGATCTCGATCTCGACCCTCATTCAAGACGCCTTTCCGACGCACGTCGGACACAGTGCGGTGAACGCGCGACCATCCTGCGGCTCCATGTAGTTGGCCAGGACGGCCGCCGCGGGCTCCTCGCCCTTCGTCTCTTCGACCATTACCGAGTAGACCTCTTTGACACTTTCGCCCGTCCAGGCATCTTCGATGCGAGTCCCCCACCATTCGCCGGAAGACAGAATGCGGATTCGTCGCCGCTCCGCAGAGCGGACCGTACCGCAACCACGGCATACCCGATTGATCAATGCCTCGGCGAAAACGTCGACCGGTCCCGATGGCTGCGGCTCTCCACCGTCCACGCTCTCCATGACTGGGCCCGGGGTCGTGATGTCGATCTTCCGCGTCTTCACGCCGGCACCGCCCGCGTCATCAGCGCCTCGGCCACCACGAGATCCTCCTCGGTGTCGATGTCCACCGTCCGCTGCGTCTCGTACACCTCCATGTGGCCACCGAGACGGCAGCCCGTCTTTTCGATCATGTCCGTGTGGGCCACGAACACCGAGCCGTCCTCGGCCCACATCAACTCGCGATCGTGCATGTCCTGGCGCCTCGGCCGGCGCGGGCACTGCGACCGCCAGCCCGGATCGCCAGGCTTCCCGCTGGCGCCGGGCCCGTGGGTATATCTGTACTCGTCGCTCTCGCGCCACCACACGAAGTGCAGCGGGTAGGCCGTGAGTAGGCTGTCCGCCCCGGTGTCGAGTAGGCGCCGCACGCACGCGCCCGCGAGGCCTGGCGCGCGGACCGGAACGGTTGGCTGGAGTAGCACCACGAGGTCTGGCCTCCAGCCGTCGGCCTTCAGCGACTCGACGGCGTGGACGATCACGGGGTCCGTCGCCGCTTCGTCGGTGGCGAGCTCGGCCGGCCGGCGGATGACCTCGGCCCCCCAGCGGGTGGCCGCCGCCGCGATGTCGTCGTCGTCGGTCGAAACCACGACGCGAATCTCCGCACCCGGCACGGCGCCCTGACACCCGGGGCATGCGGCCTCAATCGACCACGCAATGAGCGGCTTACCCGCCACCATGCGCAGGTTTTTGCGCGGAATGCCCTTCGACCCACCGCGCGCCGGGATGACAGCGAGGATGTTCATTCACTTGCCCTTCAGGGAGCGATAAACCCGGCGATCA